GCCATAATCAATGTTTCCAATCTTGGGACTTTGGTTACAAGGACTAGAGGGCGTCGGATGCAAAGTTACACTCAGAGAGCTTGTCGAGCTCAAAGAGTATCTCACCTGGCGAGTATCAACGTATCGCACACAACTACCAAGGTCTATTCGCGTCGTCCCCCCAGTTCTCGGGAATTTCTCCCCGATGAACCATGGGGCGTACACGAGGTAGAACCTCAGGAGTCGGTGCCCGCCCAAAACGACGATGGACCTGACGCCAACGCCTCACAGTCTTGGGAAAGCGCTCAGACGAACCAAGGACAACATCCTTGACGTTCCGAGTTAGCTCGACCTTAACTGGAAGCTTGCACGCCAGCTTCTCTATCGCTTCGAACGCGTCTAACAGAGCAGAAATATCTTCCTCTGTTTTGACAATACGTTGCTGGATCTGAAACACCTTAGCCTCATACTCAGTAATCACAGCTAACATAGGTTCCCTATAAGGAGCCTTCACACAGTTAGCCCACCACTCATGCAGTCCAACCTCTTCTTCTGCCCACGCAGAGGGTAGAGTAAAAGGCACTAATGCCTTATACAATGCCTTACGTATCGCAGCCGAAGGGCGGGAAGCCATCAAATGATAAATAAACGATGTAACCGTCTCAATATCTGAAAGTCCTAAGTCAGAAGTAGCCACTGTGGATCGCATCCTGAACCACTCCCAAAGGTCTTCACGAGACCAAGGAAGCGTACCAGGGCGAGACAAGACTAAGACTGCATCCCGGAGTCGCCGAGGCAAAGTCACTACGAGGCTGGTTGCCGCGCGTGAGCTTGCCTTGAAGCCAAAGCCTAAACATCGTCCTACTTGATATAATGAAGGGAACTTCCCAACCCGGGCCTTGAGGCTCTTTAAGACCTCAGGGACCTCATTAATTGAAATCCAACTAACAGCAATCGCAACAAGAGGTAGAGGCGTTACCTCGACTCCCTTATAGAAAAAGCGTTTAGCGAATTCCAATGAACGATTCTTGGAAATAATTGATTTATGGAAACCAATATTCACTCCAAAATCCTCCATAAGACGTGTGTATTCTAAAGCCACGCCGCGATTTGCGATCACGACGTCGTCCCCAAGGACTGCATATGCTTCAAACCAACCTTCCACGTTTGCTCGCTTGGCAGCGAATTGTATAATTGCATGATGGACCAACGCCAACATAGCCCAAGATGAGTATGCGCCCATGGGTTGCCCCACGGCATATCTTATCAGCCCGGCCTCCCTTCCTGGTACGGTATACCAAGCTGGAAGAAACTCTATAGTCCATTTCGGGATTTTAAAGTACCGAGACGACATTAAATGCCGCCAATGATGAGCGAATTCCTGGGTTGTGAAGGTCGCTAACAGCGATTGCTGCAGTCCGACTGGTATTCTATCCGTGGCCGCGCTTAAGTCGAAACTAAAGCACTCATAGAGGTTCTCTTTCTCCATGTGCTCCAGCAATTTCTCGACTGGAGTCATTTGTTCAAAAGTTCCATCCTGAGGTATTACCCTCAGAATCTTATCAAAGATATGCCTATGTAATGGGTATAGAAACCACTGTGTCAGACAGTCAACCATGGCAACAACACGCATCTTTCCGGGTTCCTCTACAAGATGTAACCTGCCTAGCTCACCTTGGGGCTCGAGCTCCAATGCTGAGGCATCCAGCGCAGATTTCGAAGCAACCGCTCTAGCAATCCTAGAATCCTCTAAAAGAGTTTGGGATTTCTCCACACGTTTTACTCCTAGTGCCCACGCTGGGTGGTCAACAAGGTTCCAAGCCCGGGTTAGCTGTACCAACGTCATAAAGTGTATCAAATATTGGGGACGTGTCAACCAAGACACAATATCATCAACAACATTTAACGCGGAAACAGACCCATCTTTAGAGTTAGCTCCAGATTTCAAGAGTGGGATCATACGAACAACGTATCCCCAGAGCTGCTCAGTATACCGCTTCTGCCCAACACCCGCAACCTGTTCCGCGGCACCGTACGGGTAATACCGTACAGCCTTCACGTACTTAGTGAAACGAGTCTCAGACTTGTCGGCACGTTGAGGAGGGACAAAGTCAGTTCTAAATCTAGAAGCTCCTTTCTCCACCAACCTATCTCTGAACTGAATTGTGAATTCAGCCCATACCTTCAGAAGATGAAGTGGAATCTCTCTACCAGTTCCAACAATGGATGTAAATGATACTTGTCCTTTAAAGTCTAAAACCCGATAAAGGGTAAATAAACCTAACCAGAAACGAATACAACCTACATCACCCTGCTTAATACGCTTTCTATGATTACCTACTATCAACCTGGGCAACCCAGAATGAGTACATGATACTGCAACACCAGCTAAACGAGGATTAGATAGCGGTTCTCCGGATACATAACGTAACAATGTTACATTAGCAGCCTTGAGGTGCATAGCTAACCCCCGGTGTCCTTGATGTTCTTTCATACGCACCACCCACCGCGCAAAGACAAACGTGGCCTTAACCCAACCAGGGGATGTTGCACCCAACATCAGTGGAACTGCTCGGATGAGCAACCCCACCAATGAGGAAGCGGATTTTACTCCGCTCTGCCAAATAGACGATGCAGTCTTAACCTGTAAGGGTGAAAACTGTCTCATTGTGTTAATATTTCTAATACGAGGTATTGAATTTCATACACAACTCCAAGCCTTAGAGCTACGCCAAGAGGGTTGTAATCTCTCCAACTATATTACTATAATTGTCCTTTGATACTATCTCAGGAGGAATACTCCACGACCGAGAATCCATCCTTCGGTTTCCATGCACCAGAGTTTCCCCCGATGCATGGGCCGCAGGCAGGCTGTTAAGCCAGGGTGTGTCCCTGAGGTTGACATTAGCTACATATCGTAGTCTCACTGTCCCCTTCTTCTGAAAGGATTATAAACATCCCTAGGCACCAGAAATGATCCTAACTACATAGTAATCAATCCCGGGTCCGACCGCCCGGCAAGCGATCAGAAATATTAGAAAATGAGTAGTCCACCGTCTCAGCAGAAATTTTCCTGGATGGGGTGAAAGTCCCATCGATCTGGTGTTCTCCTTGCGGATACCACGTATTGGTTATGGCCACCAACAGATCTCTACGATTGCACAAAATGTTGCCTCGCTTTTCTCCGCACCATTTCTGGTACGTTCTGTGAGAGGAATACTCCCACTAGACCATGCCTGAGGTTTGCGCAGTTTTCCCTAACGGGGCCGGTTTTGCTGTTTAGCAGCTCCTAGCCGTCGAAGGGTCTCCCTCGAATCACTGGGTTTCAATCCAGATCTGTTGAGTGAGTTCCAATTAAAACGCTTGGCCCAGTTATGGCTTCCTCAGAAGTCCTAACTCTCAGACTCATCTGAAAGTGACCCTTCTGGTGTTTTTAACACAGAAGAAAAGTAACAATGCCTTGGAAGAAGCCGAAAACCGCTTCTCCAGTCACTTGGGAAATTCACACTTATCTCCCCCAAAAGAAAAACTATTCTAATGGGTTCCTTCCATGTCTCTCAGTTCATAACTCGGAATATATCCTTCTGTTATGAACCTGCTCCTTACGCAAGCTGAAGATGCTGACATATTAAGTCATACGGTGGTCGGCCTAGCGATAGGTCTTCATCACCGAGCCAGATAATAAATTC